TGCTGGCCTTCGGGCTGGTCATAGCGGCCATCGTCTATCACGCGCATCTGCGGCACGCGATCCGTGACGCTGAGGCCGGTGAGGCTGCCGCAATCGAACTCGCCAACACGGAAGCCGCTCGCGCCGATCGCGCCGAGACTCAAGCCCGCCTTGACACCGCCGCAGCTGCCATAGGAGCAAACCGTGAAGTGGAAATTCGCCGTGTGGCAAGTCCTCCCGTTGTGCGCACTCGCCTTGTGCGCGTGTGCGAGCAGACCCAGCCAGTGCGTACTGCCGATGCGACCGGAGTGGAGCCGGCAAGGTCCGGCGCCGACGCCGGTGATCGACAGGCTGACCTCGACGGACTCGCCGCCGACATCGCGGCCTGCAAAGCCAACGCCGTGACCTTGAACGCACACGTCCGGCTTCTCGACGAGATCTACGCCCATGAGCGATAACTCCGAACGGCGTGTCGCCATGCAGCGTGCGGAGGACCGCAAGCTGCTTCGCTCAGCCTCGCGCGAGCACTGGATCGCGCGGCTGTTCGCCTGCGGGTGGTTCGGCTATATCGCCGCGGCGGCCCATTGGAATCCGTCCAGCGTCGTGCATTTCGTCATCGAGGTGGACGGCGCGCAGAACTACGCGCTCGCCGTCGGCGCTGCGCTCATCGCCTGTCTCATGGCCGTTGACCTGGTCGTCGGAGACATCCTCCCCGACCAGGTGCGCTGGTGCTGGTGCGGACTGCTTCCTTGGCTCCCGCGGAGGCAGTGGGCCTGCCAGGAGCGGGCCTTGAGCTTGCGAGTGGATGGACTGAGGCGGCAGCGGAACCTCATCTACACCGTGGGTGCGATGGTGCAGGTGGCCCCCGTCTTCGTCGCCGCGTTCTATGGCCGTGTGAACTGGGTCGCCGCGGCCTGGTATTGCTACGTCGCGCTGCTGCTGCTTCTGCTCTCCACCTCGAACACCTACAGGCTCCTTCGTCGCGCAAGAGCGAGGCCGGCGTGACCCGGTGGTCGTGGCTGGCGGCGCTACCCGCGCCGGCGGCCACTGTCGCCGTCGCCGGGGATGGCGGAAACGGCTGGGCGCTGATCTCGGTGCTCGCCGTCATCGTCTGCTTCATCGCCGGTGCCGCGAGCGCGTTGCAGAAGATCAACGCCGACCTGCAGCGCGAGCCCGGCACCGCCGCGAAGGTCAAGAACATCCCGGCGCAGCTGCTCACGGACATGCTGGGTAGCATCGCCGCCGGCATGCTGGCCTTCTTCGCAGCAGCCGACCGCGGGATTGGCACCTGGATGCTGCTCGGATCAGTCCTGCTGGCGAGCTACTTCGGGATCGCGATCTTCAACTGGCTGCGCGACCCACTGCGCCGGGCTTTGCGGGCGGCCGTCGAGACCGTCGCAGGCAAAGCGCACTAGCTGCCGGTTTTACCTTATCGGCGGTTCATCGCCCGTGCAGTCTGCCGGCCCATGAAGCCCATCCACATCTTTCGCGCCGGCAAGCACCGCGACAGCGCCGGCACCGAGATCACGTTCTCGGATGCCGAGCTGCAAGCGATGGTGGCGGCCTACGACCCGGCCGTTCACGAGGCGCCGATCGTGGTCGGGCACCCAAAGGACAACGGCCCGGCCTACGGCTGGGTCGGCAAGCTGTCGATGGAGGGTGACGGCCCGCACGCACACCCGCGCGACCTCGACAAGGACTTCGCCGAGCTCGTGCAGAAGCGCCGCTACGGCAAGGTGTCGGCGAGCTTCTACACGCCCGATAGCCCGAGCAATCCGAAGCCCGGCAGCTACTACCTGCGCCACGTCGGCTTCCTAGGCGCGCAGCCTCCGGCGATCAAGGGCCTGAAGCCCATCGAGTTCGTCGCCGACGAGCAGGGCGTCGTCGAGTTCGCCGACACCAGCTACGCCACCGGCGTGATGGCGCGCGTGCTGCGCGGCCTGCGCGAGTGGCTCATCGGCGAGAAGGGCGTCGAGACCGCCGACTCGATCCTGCCGAACTTCTACATCACCGACCTCGAAGCCGAGGCCAACAAGCCCCTTTCCAACCCCCCCCCGGCCTTCGCCGAGGGCTCTCAGGAGAACGACGTGGACGCCACGGAACTCAAGGCTGCACAGACCAAGCTCGCGGCCGATCAGGCCGCCCTCGCCACCGCGCAGGCCGCTCTGACGACCGACCGCACCGCGCTCGACAGCGACCGCAAGAACTTCAACGAGGAGCGCGCCGGTGCCGCCAAGGCTGCAGACGAGCAGGGCCTCACGCTGTTCTGCGAGAACCTCGTGAAGGCCGGGAAGCTGACGCCCGCCGAGGTGAAGCCCACCGTGGCCATGCTCATGGCGTTGCCCAGCGCCGCCCCGGCGACCGCCGAGTTCGGCGAAGGCAGCGACAAGAAGCCGATGAGCCCGCGCGACTACGCGAAGGCCCGCCTCGACGCGGCGACCAAGAAGGTCGACTTCAACGAGCACACCGACGGCGCCGACCCCGCCGGCAAGAGCGCGCAGGACTACGCCGACAAGATCCGCGCCGTCCGCGCCGAGGCCCAGCAGAAGGGCACCACCCTGTCCTACGCCGAAGCCGCCGAGCGCGTCCGCGCCGCGGCTTAAGCCTGCCGACACCACCCCGCCACTTCACGGAGAAACACGATGGGCACCCAGTCTCGCGGCCTGATCCTTCCCTTCATCGCCGGTGCGGCCATCGCCGCGCAGCGCATCCTCAAGTTCCACGCCGACCCGGGCAAGGTCGCGCAGGCCGCGGCCGACACCGACGCACTGCTCGGTGTGAGCACCTTCGTGCCGTCTGCGGTGGGCGAGACCTGCGATGTGCAGATGGAGGGCTCTGCCAACGTGATCGCGGGCGGGACCGTCCCGCAGGGCGCGCGCGTGACCTCTGACGCGCAGGGCCGCGCAATCGTCGCCAACGGCACCGATTTCTACATCGGCACCGCGCTCGAATCGGCCGTCCTCAACGACGAATTCACGATCCACATCCACAAGGGCCAGCTCTAAGGCTGCCCTCCCCGTCCACTCCCGGAGTCCTCCATGTCCAAGGCCCCCTTCCCCATCGACCCGTTCCTCACCGGCCTCGCGCTGGCCTACTCCAACCGCGCGCTGATCGGCGACCGGGTGCTCCCGCGCGTGCCGGTAGGCAAGCAGGAGTTCAAGTGGTGGAAGTACGACAAGGCCGACCGCTTCACCATCCCGAAGACGCTCGTGGGCCGCACGTCCCGCGTCAACGAGGTGGAGTTCGGCGCCACCGAGGAGACGAGCTCGACGCGCGACTACGGCCTCGAGGATCCGATCCCGCAGTCGGACATCGACAACGCGCCCGCCAACTACAACCCGAAGTCCTACGCGACCGAGGCGCTCACCGACCTGATCCTGCTGGATCGCGAGGTCCGCGTCGCATCGCTGGTCTTCGATCCCGCAACCTACGGTGCGCAACACGAGGCTCTCGCCAACGCCGACAAGTTCGACGCGCCGAACTCGGACCCGATCGAGCTGATCGGCGACAAGCTGGACAGCACGCTCATGCGCGCCAACACGCTCGTGTTCGGCCGCGACGCCTACCGCACGCTGTCGCGCAACACCTCGATCGTGAAGGCCTCCAACCGCAACGACGGCGACAAGGGCATCGCGCGCCGGCAGGACATCGCCGACCTGTTCGAGATCCCGGTCGAGAACATCCTCGTCGGCGAGGGCTTCGTGAACACCGCGAAGAAGGGCCAGACCCCCAGCTTCGTGCGCGTGTGGGGCGACAGCATCGCAATGCTGCACCTCAACCCGGTCGCCAACACCCGCAGCGGCGTGACCTTCGGCTACTCGGCGCAGTGGGGCACCCGCGTCTCCGGCTCGGCCTACGACCGCGACATCGGCCTGCGTGGCGGCGAGCGCGTGCGCGTGGGCGAGTCGCTGAAGGAGCTGATCGTCGCGCCGGATTGCGGCTACCTGCTTTCCGACGTCAACGGCTACACGCCGTAAAGCCAGCGCGACGTGTTCGAGGACGTCAACCGGGCCACGCTGGAGACCCGCTTCGGGCAGCTGGAGATCGCTCAGGTCTCCACGCGCCCGGGCGAGTCCGGTGGCCCGACCGTTGACGCTGACGACGTCGTCGCCGCAGCGCTGGCTGACGCCAAGAGCGAGGCGGCCGAGCGTCTCGGCATCCGCTA